TGACATTATTACTGTAGCCGATAGTGCAGAGCCTAAGAGTATTGATGAGATTAAAGCACATGGTATTACCGTTGTTCCTTGTGAAAAAGGGAGAGATAGTGTCTTACACGGTATACAGGTGGTTCAGGACGTTAGAATTAGCGTTACACGGCGTTCTATCAATGTCTGGGAGGAATACACCACATACCTCTGGGACAGAGATAGAGAGGGCAGGTGGCTACAAAAACCAGAAGGAGGTAAAGACCATGCTCTTGATGCTATCAGGTATTTCCTGCAACGCCATTTAAAGAAGAACATCAATGATACAAAAGAGTTCTACGACAAACTAGCTATGAAGAAGTTTGGCTATAACTTTACTGACAAGAAGGCTAAACCTAAAGCTGGACTACGGTAAACGAACGTTCACCACATGGTATAATATGTCAATATGGCAATCAACGACTCAACAGCTCAACCTTCTGTTTACCCAAAGACAGGTGTATCAGAAGTATATGAAGACAGAGCTTTAACACAAGCAGTAAACTCTATTTATAAGAACTTTGGTGACATCGTATCTATCACCGATAAAGGTAAAACACTCCGAAAGTTTGGGCGATTTGACGCTGTTGGAACTTCTTTTGTAACGCTACAGCCAGAAGGTGGTAACGAAACATACGCAACAACCAACACTATTGACAAGTTCTCTAGCTCAAGTGGAAGTGACACACAAGAAATCACAGTAGAAGGACATACTATTGCAGACGGTGTTCTCACCTTTGTATCCCAGACAGTAACACTAGCTGGACAGGTAGAGACAGCACTTACTACACCACTCGCACGAGTAACACGACTGGTGAACAATAACTCAACAGACTTTGCTGGAGACATCTATGTGTATGAAGACGATACAGTATCAGCGGGGGTGCCACAGACAGCCTCTAAGATTCATATGAAGGTGACAGAAGGGAACCAGTCAGAGAAGTGCTCAACAAGTATCTCAAATACTGACTACTACATCATTACAGGGTTCTCTGGCTATTGTTACGACAAAGCAGCAGCTGTTGTTGAGTTTATCGGTGAGATGAGAGAGGTTGGAGCAACAAACAAAGCATTTAAGCGAGTGTATTCCACAGCAGGAGGCAACGGAGCGCCCACAGTGGAGGCATTTGACCCACCATTTATCATCCCTAAGAACTACGACCTGCGAGTACGCGCAAAGGCAGACGGCGCAAACACCGATGTGGGTGCATCGTTTAATGGGTATCTAGCAAAAGTAATATAATATGCAAATCTATGAATATGTAGAGGGACAGCGTGTTTTCTATGAAAACCGCACAATCCCTCTCCAGTCTGGTGACGAACACTCACAGTATCAATTAATTAAGGCTATTAACTATGCCCGTCGTTCACGATACTTAGATGAGAACGCTTATGATGACATTATAGGTGACTATCCGTACGACAACATTTCAGAGTACCGTATTAGACTTGAAGCACGTTCTACTGACCGCGATATTAAGCACATGGAGATTGAGCCTGTAGACAGCTCAGATGAAGCACGTGTGTCCGCAATGATTGCGACTAAAGCAACACAGAAGAAACTGCGCGACATGAATTTTGGTAAGACACTTAACCTGTACGCTGTTATGCGTCCTCGTTTCGGTGCAGTATTATTTAAACGAACGGAGACAGAAGACGGGAAAGAGGTGAACATTGTACCTTGGGAGAACGTTATTACTGACATGACAGACATTCTGTCCTCACCTATCGTAGAGAAACACTTTTACACTCCAAACCAGCTAAAGAAGCAAGTAACATGGGAAGGTGTTGACCTTGCTATTGAGACCGCTGCACAACAGAAGAAGGATAAAGACATCGGAAATAAAGAAGGCTCAAAGGCAGACACAATGGGTGACTACATTACTGTCTATGAGGTGACAGGTGAAATACCCGTATCATCTCTAAAGGAAGCACAGGGTGATGATCATGCAGAAGAGGATACTAAAGAGTTTGTGCTTGCTCGTATTATCTACGCTCCAATGGGACGAGACAAAGCAGGGAAGGCTCAAGGTGTTGTGTTCCGTGCAGATGAACTTAAAGAGGATGAATACCCATACAAGCTAGACGTTCGACACCCGGTAGTAGGACGAGCATTTGGTGAAGGTATCCCAGAAGAACTATCAGAGCACCAACGATGGCATAACTTCTATAAGACAGAAGAAGCCCGAGCTGTTGCTATTGGAGGCAAGGTTCTGTTCTACACAGACGACGGCAATGTTGTTGACTCTATCTACTCAGATGGTGTTGACCATGGAACTATCCTACAAGTAGGTGAAGGCAAGACATTCCAGCAAGCTAACACAATCCCAAGCAGTGTTCCTCTATACCAGAGTATTAACGACTCATGGGATAACTCAGCAGACAAGAAGACTAACTCATTTGAAGCAGTAATGGGTGAAGAGTCTAAATCAGGAACACCGTTTAGAGCGCAGTACCTCCAAAACGTGGCAGGAACGTCACAGTTTGAGCAAGAACTAGAAGATATGGGATTATTCCTTGGTGAAGTGATTGGAGACTGGGTGCTAGGAGATGCACTAGACGAAGCAGCGGCTAAAGGTGAGATTGATGAAGTGTTTACTAAAGAAGAACTTGACCTTATTGACCGAACGATTGTAAACAAAGAGATGACCAAGCGAAGTGTTGACAGCCTATTAAACGGCACAATGCTTACACCAGAAGGAAATCAACAGATGGAAGCGCAGATTGGCCTAGAACTTAAACGAAAAGGCTCACGACGTAAGATTGCAGACATCCAGGAGTTCATCAAGAACGCAGGGGATAAGGTAATCGTACACACAACAGATGAAATGCGGTCTAAGGCAGTACTATTTGAGTCATACTCTAACGCAATCAACCTCGCTAAAGGTATTGACCGTACAGACCCAGTACAGCTTGCACTACGGGACAAAGTACTAGACATGATTGGAGTATCAGAACAAGAACTACAGATGTACGTTGGGGAAGCAATGAGAGAAGCACAGATGCAACAGCAACAGCCACCACAAGGAGGTCAGGTACAGATGCAGTCAGAACAACTACAAGCAGAACAAGGAGTAGCAGCTAACGTATAACTATATGGATTGGACAGAGCGTGAAATATCAATAGCAAAGCAGTTATCAGAGAAAGAAACACTGGCCTTTATTAAGAAGGTCTTTGTTGATTTACACACACAAAAAGGTGAGGTGTTAAAGATGAACGTAGCAGGTCTTGACGATGCAAAGTACGGACGGCTTATGAAGGTGCTCTATATGACCAGAGAAGAGAATAAAGAAAAGATAAGCCTGATACAAACTGTCAGCAAGAAGAAGACAGGAGATTCACCTAAGACGGTGCGAGCCCCTAAGTAAACGTTCGTTCACCACGTGGTATAATATAGCCAAGAGAAGAGCGCTCTTACCTTTCAGCGCACAGGTTAACTGATTATAGATAAAAGGTCTCAATTTCCTTAATTGATAAACGTATATGAGCACAGAAGAAGAAACACAGGTAGCAGAATCAGCTGAAACTACTACTACAGACGCTAACGAAGAATCTTATGAACAAGATGACAGCACTGGAGAAGGTGAAAGCGAGGCGAGCACAGAAGGTAGCGAGCAACGTTCAACTGAAACACCAGATCAAAAACGAGCCAGACTTGAAAGACAACTCAAGCAACTCAATAAAAAGCACCCTAAAGAAAGTCAAGAAGACAATCAAGAAGGTGGTAAAGAAGAAAGCAAAGAAAGTAGCAAAATAGATGATGAACGCTACAACCGACTTGAATTAAAGACGGAGGGTATCACATCAAAGAAACAGCAAGACATCGTACTTGAGTACATTAAAGAAGCTAAGCTTGTAGGAAGGGACGTAGAACCAGCAGAAGCCCTTAAATCACTTGTGGTTAAAGAAGCTATCGCTGATCTACAGAAGAAAACCTCAGCTCCAGCTCCTTCTAAACGTACAGGAACAGGTGCCACAGACACTTTTGAATACTGGGTGGGACAAGCCAAGAAGGGCAACTTCCCGAAAGGAGATAAAGCAATGATGGCAAAACTCAAAAAAGCACGAATCTTTACGCAATAGTTTTCAAGAGCGAATACTAAGCTAAACAATAATTACTATGAGTAACGTATTTGCCTCAGACGTACAGAAGCAATTTTACAAAGACGGTCTACAGGAAAACCTCCGAGACAGTTTACCAATGGCTCTAGTTTCAGAAATTGAAACAGAGAACGCTGAATACATCGTAAACCGATACGGTGCAGATGTGGCAGCACAGTCAACAAAGAACAGTATCTACCGACGAGCTACTGGATTCACTTACAACCGTGACAAGAAGTCAATCGACGAGATTGCTACAGTTACAGATGTGATCCTATACCAGGAATTGATGCGAGAAGGATTTGACATTGTTGCAGACCGACAAGACAAGCACGAACACGCACTTCGACAAGCTATCCACCGACACGCGGTAGACGCAGCACGAAAGGGAGCTGGTTCAATCTTGGACAACGAAGTACTAGCTGGTTCAACGTCAGCTCTTACACCAATCACACTTAGTGATTCAAACCCTGACAACGTATCTGCTACAGTTGTACAGATTCTACAGGAAGAAAACGCATTTGGTGCAGAAAACCCATTTGTGATGATGACTCCAAAGCAAGCTAAGTTCTTCAACCTATTCTCAATGGGAGCAGGATTCTCAGTTGCTGACAAAACTCTAACTAACGGAGCTTTCCAAGTTTCTGGTGGTACACGAGTTATCCGAGGAGCATCAGCATTCAACGGACTTGACGTTATCGTTACAAACGAAATGCCACGGTCAGTTGTTATGACACTTACTGACGAACTTGACGCTACAGACACACTTGTAGTAAACGGTGTTACTTTCACAGTTGTTGCATCTCCAAGTGCAGCAGGTGACGTTGACCAAGGTGGAGCAGGAGACGAAGAAGCAACTATTGATTCATTCGTAGCAGCTATCAACAACTCTGAATACGCTCTTGCTTCAACAGCATCAGACACAGGAGCTTACGTAGAAGTATCAGCAGCAGACCGAGCTATCTTGGATGCAGCTGGGGTACGAGCACGTAAACTTACTACAGCAACATTCGAGGTTACAGCTTTCACTACTCTTACAGTAACTGAAACAGGTGACGAAATGACTGTTGGTACAGTAAACGAACACATGCTTGCAGGTGCTTACAACTCAACTACTATCGCACTACCGTCTGAAGGTATGCGAGCAGATGAGAAGCCACTAGCAGCAGCAGTAGGAAGTACAGGAACACACGGTTTCGAGCTCACTACTCTACAGATGCACGATGCAGTCGTATGGACATACAATGCTCCAAAGATTGTAGACATCTACGTAGTCTAATCACTACACTCAGACTTTCGGGTCTGGGTTGGGGGTGGCCGCTCTCTGCCTCCAACTTAGCCCCGAAATATGCAAACAAATACAGTACAAACACTTATTGAATATGTAAAAGACCTTAGTGGGCAAGACAACGCGTCTGACGCTAAGATTATTCGTGCATTAAACTTCGGAACTGACCACCTTTCTGTTATCAAACTAATGACAGGAAGTAAGACAAACCCCGATTCTTCAAATAACACAAACCTTTCACGTGTAACAGTTACATCTTCATCAGCCACACAGACGCTTTCTGGAGGTGATTTAGAGGTGGGTGAAGCAATGACACTCCGCCACGTAGAAATCCTCTTAGGAGCCAGTTATAAGCGCCTGGACACCATAGACTCACGTGACTCAGAGTACGAATACCTACAAAACCAGACAGGAGAGCCCACACACTTTGACATTGAAGGAAATGTGTTGCGTATTCTACCTGCACCCAAC